AATGTTGTCAGTCAGTTTAGGTATGTAGTTGTTTAATGTAGTGGAGAGAATCTCGTCAAAGTTAGCGTTTCCCGCTGCCATTTTATTTTCTCCTTAGAGGTTATTGTCCTAATTGTTGTTTAGCCAAAGCAAAAGCATCTCTTAAAGAACTAACTTTCTCAGGTGCATTAGAAACAACCGCACTGGATTGAGTGGACTTACCACCCGATACATTTCCAGCTTGACGTTTAGATTCAGTAATTTCCTGCTCCGACTGAAGTTTTTCAGCCACAGCAGCTACCTCACCATAATTCATGTGCGTAAACGCTGCTTCTAAATTAGGGATTTTGTTTTTTAAAGCATGCTGATACAATTGCTTTTCATCAAAATCCCCGTACCGTTCTTTTAATCCTTCAACTTGCTTTGCTAAAGCTTGTTGTCTTGACGCTCTTTCTTGAACCGCTAATTTAGCTTCAAGACTTTGCAGTCTTTGAGCAACAGGATCAACTTCTTCATACTCATCCATTTCTAGATTTGTTTGTTGTCGATTTGTCTGTACACCGTAAGCCTCGGCCAAAGCCGTAACAGTTCCCTCTGGATCTGAGTCCAAAGCAGAAACTATCGCTTCAGCTTGGTTCAATCTTTCACGTTCAGATGCCAACTCTTGCGTCTTACGGGTGTAATCCGCTTGACGTTGATATCCTTGTTGAAGTTCATCAAGGGTGACCTGATGCTCCGCACCATCAATCTTGACAGTGTAATCACCTACAGGTTCCTGTATAACTTCTTCTGTAGAAACTTCTGGAGTGTCCACCTCTGTGGATTCCATTACTATTTCTTCGTTATCGGGCATTTTGCCTCCTTGGAGTCCTAATGGTTGCTCCTATAAGACACGATGAAGTGTCCCACACCGTGTAATTGTTATTATAAAGCAGGCAAATCTATACCCATTTGATTAGTTAATTGGGCTAATAATTCTGGGGGAATACCACCTGTAGGAGCAAACGCTCCACCTTCGGGTGGTACAAGGGGTGCACCACCAGGAGCAGGGGGAGGCGCTGCCACTGGTGGGGGTGCCATTTCACCCGCAGGAGCGGCTTCGCCACCTTCAGGGGGCTGAAGCGGCTGCTGCTGCATAATGAAGCGTTCAGGATCTTTGATCCCGAACCCGTCCTCTAAAATATGAACAGCCAAAGCAGAAGGATCTATGACAGTTCCAACCAAAGGCGCAACAGCATTCATTAAAGAAATAGCCTGCTGTTTACGTATCGTTTCATTCATAGGTTGAGTAGAACCTGCTTCTACAGCAAAATCGTACTCACCTGTAATATCTTCCCTAGTGTACGGAACCCAAATGGAACCGCCCCCACGTTTAGTAACACGAGCCATCTGCTCACCAGTCATATACTGTTGCATTAATTGCAAAATACGTCTAGCTACTTTTGAAATTGATTGTTCAACAATCGCAAGTTTGTCTGCCGCTCTAGCATTCTGAGCATCAGCAATAATTGACGCTTCAGTAGCTGTACGACGAATCTCAGGCATAGCACCTCGTGCATACTCTGAAACACCCGAAACTTGCATAATGTCAGCTTCAATAGTTTCACTGTATTGATAAATTTCTGGTGAAACAGGAACTTGAGGCATTGGTGTAACAACTTCTGACAAAGGTTTGTTTTCATCCAAAACAGGCACCATACGACTATCTTCATCAGATTCTAAAGCTTCACGACCTTCAGGGCCAAAAGACCTCTCGTGAAACAAATACTTTCTAGCGTATCGTTTCCTGTCATTCATTAATTGGCTTCGTGTTTTATCCAATTCTAGTTGCAACGATTCAATCGGCTCTAATTCTCCTATTGGATAAAAATGATCAGGAACATCATAATTGCGTAACATGATAAAAGGTTGACCAAAAGCATAAGGCATAGGCGTTGGATCAATCAAAAACTCTCCACGACCACTATCAGGAAAAACTGACATAGTGTTATTGGGAATATCGTAATATTCCCAAATTATGACCCGATCATCTGGAAGAAATTCTTCCGTATCATCATAATAATCGTAAGATGACGTGACTCTCGCATCAGCAGACAAATTGCGTCTAACTGAAGGTTTATACCGTTTATCAGCTTTAGCTTCTTCTAAAGGACGAACAATTTTTTGAGCTATCCAAGTAATATCATCCATACAAGTAGCTTCAGGGTCAACAAACACATCAAAAGGGGAAACCCTTTCAACAAAAGCTTGATCTTCAACAACCATCATTTCTGTATGGGCAATATTTGCAGCTATTTCATCGTCATTAGGAAGATCGCCTGCTAAATCAGCCATTCCTGCAGCCGCACGATCAGCTTCTATAATAGCTTGATCAGTTAAAGACTCTCTTTCACCTTCAGACAAAGTACGTTCTTGTTCAAGAAAACGCCAACCACATTTAATCCAACCGTGCCCAAAAATAAGAAAATCTTTAACGGAACGACGGAAAGGCTCACGAAAATCGTGATGCCTCCACATGTGATTAATAGCCGCTTCAACAAAAGCAGCCCTGTCACGATCATCAACTTCGTTAGCTTGAACAACAACTTTTGGATAATTAACAGCCACACTAGGAGCGATAACATTGATAGTAGAAAAAGCAAGATTAACAGCCACTAAATCAATATTGTTACGAGTTGTTCTCGGCCAATGACGGCCACGATACAAGTCGATCATTCGTCGCCACACGTCGTCAAAACCTTCTTGTTCACGCCAACGACGTGACAATTCCAAACGACGCATGTATTCTTCGTTTAATTCCGCTCTAGTTTTACGAGCCATTAGACTTTCTCAATATTCCTTCCCTGTGCTTTGGCTTCAGCAATAACTTTTTGTTCACGCTCATTACGAGTTAAATGTTGCTCATCAGGAGCTAAAGCTTTTGCTCTCCAACCACGTTGAGTATTAAAATTCAACCCCAAGGTTTTTTCTCGAAACTGCCACAACTCGATTAATTCTGTCTTAGACAGTTTTCCACGATGAAGTTGTGTGTAGTCACAAAATTCTTGGAAGGTCGCATCTGCTGCTAAAACAGCCATGATGACCTATGGACGTTTGGTATGTGGTGCAGCGTTGTGCCCAGCCAAATCTGGTTGCGGCTGCGATGGTTCAACTTTACCAGTTGTACCATGCTGATTGAATGGTGTGTTGCGTACAGTCTGTTCTCCATAGCCGCCAGTCATATTAGCATACTTCGGACTATCAAAACGTTGACGAGGTGATTGTGGTTGTGCAGGTTCCCAAATAGGGTTAGCAACAACAGAACCACCACGTTCCATTTTGTTATTCTGACCTTTTGCACCATCAACTGTTTCTGATGCACTAGTGTGCGAAACAAAGTTTCTAGCTCCCATGTTTTATATCTCCTTGATAGACATGTCTATAAACCGAGGTTAGGTGTCCCACGTACAGTACTACCCCCGATTCTTAAAGGAAATTCTTCAGAATTGTCTTTTGTGGCTAAACGTCTAAACCAATCAACAGTCCAATAATCATCTTTAGGTTGCGTGTACTCAGGGGAAAAAGCATATCTGCGCATCTGATTAGCTAAAGCCAAAGCCATAACACGGTCATCAAAAGGTGACCCTGACATAGAACCCCTGTCGTTACGAGTAAAAGTTCTCAACTCGGCGATAGTATCAACATCGTAAATAGATAATTCTTCGTTACGGAAAGCCATTCCAAGATCGTCAATAAGCAAAGGTTTAGATGTTCGTGTGGTTCTCCACCCGAACTCTTGAGAAATCTTATCAGTAGCAGTATTTAAAGATCTTTTACGAAACAGCCTTGGATACCCCAACTGTCTCAAAACAGTAATCGTAGTCAAACCATGATTGTTAGACTCAACGCAACACAAAGCGTCGTTATACCACAAACCAAGTTTTTTAACCTCAGCAGCTAACTCGTCAGGAGGTATACGCCCATGCCATATAGCTGCTTGTTGACCTGTCCCAACACACAAAACCTGAGCGCAAGAATAATCGCCGTGACCTAAACCTTCAGCCGTGTCAACACCAATCACATAAGATTGCATAGAATCAGGTATTTGCCAAACCTCTAAACTCATTTTCTGAACTCCACAGCATTAGTAGCAACCTCATGCAAATACCCTTTTTGACCTGCAAAACATTTATTAGCCATTAAATCTAAAACATCAATATCAAACACAGGGTTACCTGATCTTACAAACGCCTCCTCAGGCGTAGTCGGATACTCTTGAGCCAACTGCCAAGAAAGCATTGATATTTTTTTAGATTCATACCAAGTTTCGTCCCGATCTTCCGTAGCTGACCAAGGGTAAAACATTGGAGCAAACTTATTGTTATGCGCTGACGCACCAGTCCAAAGATGATGAAAAAAGTTACCAGAACCATTAGCGGTGGACAAACCAATAATGCGACCACCGACATCAGCGACTGGCTCAATGGAAGCCCACGCTTCTTCTGGATTTGGTAAGAACGCCCATTCATCAACAACAATCAGCGTAGCTGATTCACCACGAGCAGGGTCAGATGCCGAAGGCATCGACGTTATCTGGGAACCGTTGCCAAAAAACATTCTTTGCTGGTGCTCTACTAGGCTTTTAGGGCCACGAGCCACCATCCATTCAGGTAAATGCTGAAAACCATATTTCGATTTACGTAACAGAAGAACCGATTCGCGTTCAGTACGAGAAAGATCAATAATGTTCTGATCGTCGTGAAAAAAAGCTAACCAAAACTGATGTGCAGCTACAAGTGTAGTCCAACCTATCTGACGTGCTTTTAAGGTAAGACTATAACGATTCTCTGCCCAATGTTCGAGGGCTTCTGCTTGTGCACGTCGTAGATCAAAAAGGATACGACCATAAGCAGGATGAGCGATATGCCAATACTTACGTAAGAAATAAGACTCATCTCTTTCACATTTTCTCCACTCTGCCTCTTGACGCAACTCTGTTAAACGAGACATCCTTAATCTTCAAGTTTTTCAATTTGATCCGCTAAATTTCTTAACTGATCAGACAAAGACACAGGTTTTTCTGCCAAAGCTTCAGCTTCAGCAGTTTGCTTATCAGCTTCCTCTTTAGCGGCAACCATTTTAGCTATAGCACCCCAATCTATACTTTCAGATAAAGGATCAGGCCCCAAATTTTCCAACTTGTAATCTTTAACAGACCAAGCCATGTTCTTTTTAGCAACAGCGGGGCCACCATAATAAGCATCCAACCATGCTCTAGTAACAGCAGTTTTATCGCTTACAACAATATTGTGACGAACCCAATCTTTACCATCAACACGAGCACGAATAAACCCCTCATCAAAATCAGCTTCACATTCAAACAAAACTTCAGAGCCACCAACCCTAACAGACCCAACTTTAATAGAATCACCCCACCTAGGTTTCTGCCCCAAATGGTAAACGTACATACCAATAGGAACCGTCAAACCAGAAGTCTTACCGAACCACGTACGAAAAGAAAAACCATCAGGACTAGGCCGACGATTACCATGACCGAAAGAACGACCCTTAGAATCCTTCCAACGCAAATCAGCGAAACCTAAAGTTTTACCAGTTGAATGAGAGTTCCAACTAGGCAAAAGCCTAACCTTGTAAGACATCTTCACATGACGTGAAGGAGTCACATCTCTATGCAAAGCACACCCATAATGGCTGTTGCGCTTAAACATCAACTGTAAAGAATCTTCACTCACATAAGAATTATGGATCTTCCCATTCCAAGAATCTTCCCAACCCCTATCAAAATTTTCGTGAACCAAAACGGACATATTAACCCCTAACCAGGATGAGACTTTAAAAACTGTTCATATTTCTCAGGCGAATCCAAGATTATCGTAGTGTACGAATAACTTCCACCATCTTTGTCATCTTTACCCAAAGTAACCGTAATAGCACCCACTAACGTGCCAATAGCCACAAGCAAACCCGTAATAGCCGTTATTAACTTAACTGTCTTATTCACTCAACCTCCAAAAAAATACATTCACCAGGGCATTCTTCTGCTGCTTCAATCGCCGTTTCCGCAAGTTCGTCTGGGACTGTTGCAGTTCCATCAGCCATTTGTAACTTAGGAGTGCTTTTATCTGTACGAGGGTTATCTCGTCCATACAAAGATTTCCAATCTGCTTCTTTAACGTACGCTAAACCGTCATCGTGCATATCAAACAAACTAGGGCAAATCTCAACACACAACCCATCACCAGTGCAAAGATCTTGGTCAATCCAAACTTTCATCATCTACCGCCACAACGACTGTACAATCCGAAGCAACACCCCAACCAGAAATGCTGTACACAAACAACTTCCCATTATGATCACGCCGATTAAAGCCTTCTCCCATTTGCTCAACCGCACGATTCGCACTCCTCAGGGTTCTCCAACCCGCAAAAGACCTCCTCATCGAGAAAGGGATCAAGGAACTCTTTAGCAATTTTTTCACCCATAGCCTCCTCAGGAACATCAACCCAAGGACTCATCAGCAGTCTCCTCTGGTCTAAACTCAGCAACCAAAGCCTCCAACTCGTCAGCCAACTCAGCATCAGAAAGACTATTAGCATCCCTGTCCTCAACAACAACACGACGCTTCGGCGTAAACTTATCAACATACTGCAAATACAAAGATGCAGCTTTAACATCACCATTAGAAGCAGCCAAATACAAAGAATCAATAACAGACTGCGTTCTTTCAGGATGAATATTTAATTCGGCAGCACGACGATCCCACTCCTTCGTAAACCGAGGATCACGCTTGATACGCCTTAAAGAATCCTCATGAATCCCATTATCAGCAGCCCATTCCTTCTGGGTTTTAGGTCGCCTATCAGGGCCACGCAACAACCAATCTAAAAAAGCAGTCCAAGTGTCAGGCATAACCTTCTGACCCGTGGACTCATCCCACTTCCAACCTTTACCACCACCGTTTTGCGGCATAAAAACACCTCCATCAACAACCGTTGAGTGTCCCACACAAGGTGGGACGACAAGAACCATAAGACAGGGGCAGCAAACAGGCTAGCCGCGAGCCGCTTCCACAAGCGGCGA